TGAGCATCGTTAGGCTGTTATTGATTCTTTGAGTGGCTGTTCCAATCGTGTCCTGAGCTGCGCCAAACTGTTCGTTAATGGCTTCAGCAGACCCAAGGATTGCGTCTTTAAATAGCTGATTGGTCAGGTTGCCATCGGTCACGAACTTCTTCAGGCTTCCAGCCGTAAGCCCAAGTTGCTTCTCTACTTCCTTGAGCAAGTTCGGCATTCCATCAATCAACGAATTGAATTCTTCCGCCTGAACCTTTGGCGAGTTCAAGGCTTGCGCTAACTGAAGCAATGCCCCAGAAGCTTCAGAGCTGCTCGTTCCGGCTGCGGCTAATGCCTTGGCGACAATTTCAGTAATACGGATTGTTTCGGCTTGGGATGAGCCTAACTGGTCAGCAGCAACACGAAGGCGAGCGTAAAGCTTGGTGGTGTCCTCAATTGCGGTTCCGGTAGTCTGTGAGACTCGGTATAACTCTTTCTGAACCGCTGCGGCTTCTGCGGCTGAGTTGGTTGCAATGCGGATTTGATTGGCGAAATTTGTAAAAGTGTCAGCGGCTTGTGCGATTTGCTGAACACTGATCGCAGCAACCAAAGCAGAAGCGGCATTCTTCGCAGACTTGAAAGCCGATTCCATTTTTCTGGTTGAGTTCGCCACTCGGTCCATTGCAGAAGACGATTTTTTCAGTTCGCCTTCGAGCTTGCCCAAACGGTTAATGGCGTCACGAATCTCTAATTCAATTTCAATGGTAGAGGCTGCGTTTGCCATTTATCGCTTTCTTCGTGGTCTTGGGGTAGGTCGAGCGGTTGAAGACTTCTTCTTTTGCAAGTCTCGTTTGCGCTCGTTCTCTAGCTTTCTGTGGCTAGTGACTTCTCGGTCAATCGTCACCAGTGCAGTGTAGACTTCTGGTGTGTTGGTCTGGTTTCTTCTGAGATAGCAATCAATGGCTTCTTCTCGCAAGTAGCCAATATCAAAACCTAAATCTCTTCCGGTTGTGTCCAAGTCTCTGAACGCCTGAACAGCTGCCAGGTTTCTCTCGGTCAGCGTCAGATTGTTTGGACAAATTGCACAAGGCGGTTCTTCGTCATCTTGCCAGACGTTGTCCGCTGATTTGCAACACCAAACCGCTTGGTATCGGTCGCCCTCTTGAATGCCATGCTCGGCTGAGTCACCTAGATAAATCGCTCTTTCAAGAACCAGATCTAGGTAACTTTTTAATTTCCCTCTTCGTCATCGACTTTCGCTTGAGCTAAACGCATTAGTTTCAAGCTGACATGCGTTGCCATTTTATTGAGTGCTGCGTCCTCACCAACAAACAGGCTTTTGTTCTCAACACTACAATCTTCATCGAATGACCAGGAGGTCACACAAGGCACAAAAAGCTTTCGAGCAAACATAAGAGAATCAATTGTCTGCTTGCCTTTTTGCGTCTTCGTTGCTGCGTTCAATGCCTCAGTCAAAAGCTTTTGGTGAGGCAAAACGCATTGAAAGGTTGCTTCTAGGTCCAGGTCTGCGTCATTGAAGTCGATTGTTACTTCGTTCGCTCGCTGGACGTCAAAAATTGAAGGCATAAATAAATTATTTATAGATTAGAGAGAAAGCGGCTGCGTCTGTAGCACTTGAGCCTTGGGTCAAGGCAAAGTCCACTGAAGCGGCTGCGGCTCCGTCTTGCTCTGTCCCTGAAATGGAAACGCGAGCAGATGGAATGATAATCTGAACAATTGAACCTGCGGTGTCGCCAACCTGAACGCCAATTGCGATTTGCTCCAGCCTTGCGAACTGCTCGAATCGGTAGGCTTGTGCTGGTCGCATAACGAAGTCAAAGCTTCCAGTGACGGTGATGTCATTGCTGACATATGCAGCGGCTGGGTACTTGTCGCCCGTCATTTCTGCCAAGCCTGGGTCGCCAAGATTCTTAGAAACACTCATTGAGAAGCCAGTAGCGAGAAACTCGTTAGCTGAAGCAATCAAGCTTGCAGCTACGGTGTTCTGAGCGGCTAAGTAAACTTGAGCGGCTGAAGTGGCGATTGGCTCATAAGTGCTGAGAGTCGCGGCTGGCAAATGAGGTACTAGGTAGTCAGTCGAGTCAATACTGAAAGAGTCGCCAGAAGCAGCCTGAACCCCAACCGTCGCGGCTGTTGTGCTTGGCGAACTGATGGTTGCAGCTCCGCCAGTGTTCACCTGTGAATCGCTTGAATCGTAAATATCAACCAGTTGCCCAGCAAAGAAATAATCGGCAGCTACTGCATTGCTGGCAGGATCTAAGGTGACGGTTGCAGGCGAAGAGTCTGTCACGCTGACACTTGTTCCGGTTGCGTTGACTGGTCCAGAGTAGCGGATTCGAGAGGCGCGACAGTTTGCATTCATCGTGAAAACACCGTCTCGCGTAATGTCTACGCTGAAGCCTTCGACAACGGTTCCATTCGCAACATACAATTTATATGTATCGACCAACTGAGACACTTGGAAGGTGTCGCTAACTCGGCTGAAGCTATATGTGACTGATGTTCCACCCGAAATCGTCTTAGTTCCAAAGGTCTTGGTCAAGAGTGTATCTTCTGCTGGTGCAGTCCCGGCTGAAGCTGAAGGCTTGACCAGAAACGGAATGTCAAAGGTTGCTCGCTCGGCATAGTTTACGAAACTTCTGTTCTGAAGCAGGCGAGTGCCAACCTCAGAAATATCTGAAGTGTTGAACGTCTGACTTAGCGCCAAAGGTTCGGTTGTGGTGAATCCGTCAGAAGCAGAAACTGCGACATAACTGCCAGCAGTGGACTCAGTGGTGATGTACGGTTGAGAACTTCTTAACCGTAAATAACGATCTGGAATTGCCATTTGCGTCTCCTTTTATTCGACGTCGTTTTCAGTAGTACGGTAAAGAATCTCATACCGTAGCGTGGCTATGAAAAACTCACTTTCAGCAGATGCTTGCCGGATCTGCGTATCGGTGATTCGTGAATCTATTGCCAACCCATTGAGTGTCTGGTCGTTCGCCATTGCTTCCTCGACTTCAACCGTGATTGTGTCCAAAGTGCTTTCTGCGGTGTTGCCTTTGGCTACGGCTTCAATAGACAAATCAAGTGTTCGTTGTTGCCTGTTTTGAATCCCAATCTCTAAGCGTTCAATGCTTTCGGAATTGGCGTAAATCAGCAGCCCAGGCAAATCAGTCGTTGCGATTGGGTAAGTGCGCGAAAGAAAAACATTCGAGCCGGTGGTTGACAATCCGGTCAGAACCGTTTGGATTCTTGCTTTGATTTGCGCTCGTTTATGCGCCATTTACACACTCAACATGATTTGCGTCATTCCGGTTCCATCCGGCTGGATGCCTCGAACCGTGTAGCTCACTGCTGAAATGGTCAGCGTGTCGCCATGCGCTAGGCTGGAAACGTCAGCGGTTCTTGCCAGCAGTGTTGGCTCTGAGCTTTCGACCTCTGACTCGTCTACATCAACCGCCAGAAAGTCATTGTCAAAAATCCCTGTGAATGTGCTTGCGTCCGCCTTCGTTACGGTTGTGCCGTAGTCTGCCAAAAGTGCTGTTCGATCAGCAGCGGTTTCCACGCTCATTTCTTAGGCTTTCGTGCGGTTTTAGTAGTTCGAGTGGTCACTGGTGGCGCTTCTGCTTCGTCCAAGCCTTTTGCCCGATTCTCATAAATAATCGCTTTGCCCATGTTCACCAGTTGCTGTGCTTCTTTTGGGTCAACGCTAATCACTTGGCCCACTCTGACAGGTCCACCGTTCGCAACGGTTCCTCTGACGATTTCAATCTTCATTGGAAAATCCTTTGAAGTCGTTCGTTATAAACAATCACTCTTGCTGGATTCTTCATTAAGTCTCTCGCCTCAATCCACTTACCTTGCTGATCCTCTTGGACTCTGGTTGGTTTCTTGTCTAAGTCCCACTGATGCCAGTAGCGCCTTGGTCCGGTGTAGAAATCGACACCGCAAACATGAATTTCTGAGTAGTCAAAAAAGTCTGCGGTCCAAAGTGCTTCTGGTCCGCTGAGTCGTATAAATGGGACAATTCCACCGTGAATGTCTTTGTCTCTTAAATTCTTTGGGTCATGATGGACAATCGCTGGTGAATCATATTCTTTCAGGTGCGCTACCATTCGGACGTCATGCGCGTAACACCAAGCCAACTCCCCAAGAAAAAGTAAGCCGTGATTATTGACTGCGGCTAAGTCGTAAGCTTTTGAACCAATCTGCGCCTTGGCTTTCGCCAAATCGGAAGGCGCAGAAGGTCCGCCACAAAGTAAGATACAAGGTCGAGAGTTGCCCCAACCTTGTAGCTCGTCTAGTTGATACACTTACGCAACAGTGACGTCCTGCGCTGCCGCGAAGCTTTCAGCGTGAGCAACGGCAATATCGCAATCTTGATAGAAGTAAAGATTGGTCGTTGCTGTTCCGGCTGAACCGTATGGGTCCACCAGTACGTCCAGTGCTGAGAAGAAGCCCACGTAAAGGTCAGCAAAGTTCCCGAAAATCAGCGAGTAAGGCGAGGAACTTGGTGCTTGGGTTGTCTGAACAACGGGATAACCCATCATGCTGTCAGGCCCAGACATAATCATTCGACTGTCTGTAGAAGCAGCCACCAAGGTCTGCATCAGTTTTCCAACTACTGCCGGATGTGTTACCCATCGCAGGTTCCCAAGCAGAGCGTTGTCTTGGCTAACTTCGGTCATAATATCAACGACATTGCCATACGTCAGATTGGCGTTGCCAGAGGTTCCACCACTTGAAACGTCACCGATTCCAGCAGTGCCTAGAATTCCGGTTGGCTCGTTTGAACCGCCACCTTTGAGCGCAACGTTGTCAATCTTGGCGCTGAAAATTCGGACCATGTTGTTCCGAATCAACTGCTCGACAGATGGGTCGCTCTGAATCATTAATTCGCGAGTCACGGCTACTTTGTTTGCCAACAGCCGTGGTGTCATCGTCACTTGCGCGAAGTCAGGCTCAGAATTGCCCACGCTCCCACCTTCAGCAATGAAAGCCGCTGCGGTGCTGGTGCTGATTTTTGGAATTGCCACGTTGCCTTGCAAACCGTTCAGAATTGTTGCGCCTACTTGCCCAAGGATGCTGGTTGAAATCAGTGCATCAATGAATCGGTCACCTCGGTAATCTTCCGGCACAATGTTGCTTCCTGCGCCAAAAGTTGCTCCGGCTGCGGTTGATACCGTTCTGGTCTGCCAACCCCAATCCGGCACAAAGAAACCTTTTGGTTGTCTTTTCTGTGTCTTCGCGAGTTCCTGGCTGATTTCCATTTCAAAACCAGCTTTTGACCAATCCTTCTGATCTGCGGCTCGAATCGCTCGCACCAAGGAATAGTTGCGCTTCTCTTTTGGTGAGGCGTCAACGCTGAAGTCGATTGGCTTGGAAGTCTTCTTCTCTAAAAGCATGGCTTGAAATTCAGCTAGGCTTTTCTCTTCCTGAAGTGCGCGAAAGGCTAGGTCATATTCGTTATGCCGCTTGCCAAGTTCGAGAATCTGAGAAGCTTGGTTGCGGTACTCTTTCAGTTGGTCTTCTTGCCGTACTTGAACTTCCGGCTCTTTAACTACTTCAGCTTGCATAGGTTCTCCTTTGATTGCTGAGTTGTTATCATCACCGGAAGCTTCCGGCTTGTATGCTCTGCCCACTCCGACAG